CGGAAACGAGATTTACCTACACAGACGGCCTCCGACCGTCACCGGCTTGGCGCTGGCGTTGGGGTTTACATCCCGGCAGTCTTTACTTGACTACCAAGGCAAGAAGGAATTCCTTGACACGATTACGCGCGCAAAAGCCCGCTGCGAGCAATATTCCGAAGAACGTCTTTTCGATCGTGACGGAAACAACGGCGCTCAATTTAGCCTGAGGTTCAATTTCGGCTGGGACAAAGCACAGGAAAAGCCAGAAGAAAAAACGGTTATGCCCAACGCCAACGAAAACCGGCTGTTTGAGCTGCTGGCCCCGCAGTTTCTACCGACATGGCAAAAGATTATGCGCGGCGAAGCAGATGAAGCGCTGGAAAAGGGCGGGCGCGGTTCCACAAAATCCAGCTTTTGCAGCATTGGTATCTTAAAGCTGTTACAACTGCACCCGAATGCAAACGCCGTGTGCGTGCGTAAGGTTGGAAATACCTTGCGCACTTCGGTCTATGCCCAAATGCAGTGGGCAGCTGATCAACTGGAACCGGGCCTGTGGAAGTGCACCGTTTCCCCAATGGAAATGACTAACCGAAACACTGGTCAGAAGATTCTCTTTTTCGGTCTGGATGACCCCGGAAAGATCAAATCAATCAAGCTGCCACGTGGTTACATCGGCATTTTGTGGTTTGAAGAGCTTGACCAGTACGACGGCCCCGAGCAGATCCGCAACGTGGAGCAAAGCTGCCTGCGCGGCGGTGATTTTTCGTTTACATTCAAAAGCTTTAACCCACCTGCTTCCCCCCGCAACTGGGCAAACCGGTACGCGCTGGAAGTGCGAGACCGCAAAATAGTTCAGCACTCGGATTACACAATGGTGCCGCAGGAGTGGCTGGGCCGCCGTTTTCTGGATGATGCGGAGGACTTGAAGCAACGCAACCTGATTGCCTACAACCACGAGTATCTGGGTGAGGTGACCGGCTGTGGAAAGGAGATTTTTACAAACATCAAGGCCGAGCACATTGACCCGGGCAAATTTGAGCGCAAGCTGCACGGCGTAGACTGGGGATGGTATCCCGACCCTTACGCCTATAACTGCATGAGCTACGATGCAGCCCGGAAAACCCTGTACATTTACGATGAGATCACCGTGCGGCGCACACGCAACGAGGACACGTTTAGAATGTTGCAGGAGCGCAAGGTTATGGCAAGCCCTGATACTGAGCGCCTGACCGCAGACAGCGCAGAAAATAAGAGCTGCGGCGATTATACAGAGTGGGGCATCACCTGCTTGCCCGCCATCAAAGGCCCCAACAGCGTTGGACAGGGCATCAAGTGGTTACAGTCCATCTCAATCGTGATAGACCCCGTGAAATGCCCGGACACCCTCAAGGAGTTTACGGAGTATGAATACGACGCGGACAAAAACGGCGACCCGTTGCCCGGCTACCCTGACCATGATAACCACCACATCGACGCAGTGCGGTATGCCTGTGAATCCATCTGGCGAGAGCCGGGTGCATAAGGAGCTGAAAACGTGAAAACATACCAGGACTTAGAAGCTGTGCTGAATGACCCCGCTGCAAAAGCGGATTTTGTGCGTAGCTTTATCGCAGAGCACGTTTCCAGTGCTCCTTACAAAATGGCCGAGGACGCAGACCGGTACGATATGCAGCTGAACAGCGGCATTGATCGTTTTCTGGACGCAATGGCAGACATCGACCTTAAGCTACACAACATTGTGCAAAAGAACCCCCGGCCCGATACGGTCAAATCCAATGCGTTTCACCGTTTGAACGTCCAACGTGTAGCATACAGCCTTGCAAACGGCATCACGCTGCCGGATGCAGACGAAGAAAAAGCCTCGCTGGGCGAAAGCTTTGACGATCAGCTTTACCGGCTTGGTTATCTGGCCTGCATTCACGGCGAAAGCTTTGGATTCTGGAACGCGGACCATCTTGATATTTTCAAGCTGACCGATTTTGCCCCGCTATACGACGAGATGGACGGCACACTGAGAGCCGGCGTTTACTTCTGGCGCTTGCAGTCAGACAAGCCCATGCACGCGGTGCTGTACGAAGAAAGCGGTTACACGAAATACAGCGAAGAAAGCCGAGACGTGCACATTTTCCACGAGGAAGAGGGACAAAAGCCCTACAAGACCAAGACCGTCACAACGCCTGGCGGTGGCATCGAAAGCGTTGAAGGAGAAGGCTACGGCGCACTGCCTATCGTACCGCTGTGGAACGGAGCACGAAAGCAAAGTACCCTTGTAAACCTCAAAGGGTACATTGACAACATCGACCTGATCGTGAACGGCTTCTGCGACGACCTGCGCGAGTGTGCGCAGGTCTACTGGGTCATTACTAACTACGGCGGGATGAAAGACAGCGATCTTCGCCAGTTTATGCAGCGCTTGCGCTATAACCATATCGCAAATATCTCCAACAACGGAACGGACAACAGCGTACAGCCTTACACGCAAGAAATTCCCACGCAGGGCCGGGAAGCACTGCTCACCCGCCTGCACAGCTCCATGTATGAGGATTTCGGCGCTCTGGATGTGCACTGCGTAAGCGCCAGCAGCACCAACGACCATCTGGAAGCAGCGTATCAGCCATTGGACGAAAATGCTCGGGATTTCGAGAATCAGGTCACAAAATTTGTGCGACAAATTTTAAAAATTGCTGGCCTCCCAGATGCAAAGCCACAGTACACCCATGTGCGCGTGTCCAACACAGCCGAGCAGGTCGCAACGGTGATTTCTGAGGCACCGATCATCGGGCAGGACATGGCAATCGACCTGCTGCCCAACCTGACCCCGGAACAGAAAGAGCAGGCCAAGGCCGCGCTGATGGCTGAGAGCGCAACACGGGAGACCGTGGGCGAGGGGGAGGGAGACGGTGATGAAACGTGATTTCTGACCGTGACCGTATCTCTACCCGCCAGCTGAACCGACTGCGCCGCCGTATCCTCCGGGTGTACGGCACTGCCCGCCGGGAGATGCAGGAGCAGCTTACCGAGTTTCTGGCAAAGTACAAAGCGCTGGACGAGCGCAAACGGGCACAGCTGGATGCAGGAGAGATCACCGAGGACGACTATCGCATCTGGCTGCAAAATCAGGTTTTTCAGTCCGATTTGATGCGCCAGAAGCTGGACGGAATCACGCAGACCTGCACCACAGCCCAAGAGACAGCCTACAAGCTGGCCCGGGACGAGCAATACAATATCTTTTCCTTTGGCGCAAACTGGGCTTTCTACGAGCTGGAACAGGCCGCAGGCGTGACGTTCGGGCTGACCCTGTACAACACTGAAGCGGTCAAGCTCCTGTTGAAGGAGAACCCCCGCATGGTGCCCAACAAGCGCATCAAGAGCGAGAGCAACCGCACCTATGATGCCCGGGTATTCAACCGCTACGTCATGCAGGGCATTGTGCAGGGCAAAAGCGTCCACGACATTGCCGTGCAGGCCGTGAATGGCATGGCTGACACGGAGATCCACTGGGCCATGAACAACGCCATCACAGCCCTTACCAGTGCCCAGAACGCCGGGGCTTTGCAGCAGATGCGCAACGCCCAGGCTTTGGGCATCGAGGTCAAAAAGCGCTGGAACTCCACCCACGACTACCGCACCCGTGAGATGCACCGCTTGCTTGACCAGCAGACGGCAGAACTTGACGAGCCGTTCAAGGTCATGGGCTACGAGATTCAGCGCCCCGGCGACCCCAACGCCGCCCCGGAGATGGTCTACCACTGCCGCTGTGTGCTGTCCTCTGCACTGGGGAAATATCCTCGGCAGAACGCCATGCAGCGAGACAATGTGACCAAAGAGACCACCCCCGTCATGGATTACACCGAGTGGTATAAATCCAAAGGCGGCAAGGAAAAAGAGCAAATGTGGTGGGCGGAAGAACGCAAGAGAAAAAAGGAGGCTGCAAAGCATGGATGAGAAGAAGCCTTGCAAATTTTGCGAGAGGCTTGCGTGGTGGAAGAAAAATTCCCCCAAAGGGGAGAATGACCTTTACACCACGTTTCAAGTCAGTCTTATCACAAAAACGCACAGGAAAGGCGCAGGCGTGTGCGGTACGGTAACGCATCGTGCCGGGCAGCTGAATTTCTGCCCTGAGTGCGGTCGCATCTTAAAGAAAAAGCGAGAGCCGAGGGATAAGCCATGATTCTGCCGATGGAAAACACCGAAAAGATGATTTTTTCGGGCGTTGGCAAGTATGGCATCCCTGAAATCAAGCCGGAAACGGACATCCGCATTGACAAGCTGGAATGGATCCCGGTCAATTATGCGCTGACAGCCAAAGACAAGGCCACAAAAGGCGTGCATTTTTACAAGGACGATTACCAGTTTGAACGGTTCTGGAACAACCCGGACAAGTATATCCCACTTTTGCAGCAGTTCGGTGCGGTATGTTCGCCGGATTTTTCGCTTTACAGCGATATGCCGCTTGCGGTACAGCTTTTCATGCACTACAAAAAGCACTGGCTGGCGGCATACTGGCAGGCGCACGGCATCCACGTCATTCCAACGCTCTGCTGGTGCGGAGAGCAAAGCTATGACTGGTGCTTTGACGGTGAGCCCAGAAACGCCATCGTGAGTATTTCGAGCCACGGCACACAGTCTGACCCATACGAAGCAGAGTGCTTTGCCAAACACTGCCGCAAGGCGCTGGAAGTACTGCAACCAAGCGGTATTTTGTGGTACGGCAAGTGCCCGGCGGAGTTCGACTGGAACGTGACCAAAATCAAGCCATTTCAATACGAGAGGAGGCACTACCGTGAGTAAAAGAGGTTCGGGCAGCTCCGCGAGAGCAGGGGGCGACTATTCAAAAACGGACTATAACGAAGCGAAAGGGGCTGGATTTTCGTCTATCGAAAGTAAGCAGATCGCGCAGGCAGTAAAGCTTGTAAGAGAAACAGAAACATACAAAAACTATGCGGAGCAAGCAGAACGGGTTCTAAACAACCCAAACTTCGCTGGTGCAAAGAATTACACGTTTGAAGGGTTAAAAAAGTCTTGGGTTGCTACACAAGCGGTAGAAGAAAGAATTAGTAAAGCGGTTGTGTTACACGATATTGATGCTTACCCAAAGCCCGAATTTACATCAAAGCAAACGACTTTCGCAAGGGATATTATTCTCAAAGAACTTGGAGTGGACAACCCAAAGTGGGAAAAGCGCCGTAAGTAAGGAGGATGCGCAATGAGCAAACGTGGAAGCGGAAGGTCAGCAAGAAAATCCTCTTTCGGTAACATTTCCATCGGAGGTGGATATAAAACATCGCAGGAAACACTAGAACTTGCAAAAATGGAATATGAATCCAATATGAAAGTTAAAGATACTCCTGACTGGATGGCAAAAGAACATCTTCTTAACAAAATAAAAAACAGAGGCGGAGAAAATCCACAAAAATGGGTTGAGGACAATCTAAAAGAGCGTGCAACAGGAATAAAAGCAGACTGGGAAAAAAGAACTAAAAGAGCAAAAAAATTCAAGTATAAGTCGCTTGAAGAATACAGAAACTCTAGCAAGCCAAACGGCAAAGGCCGCAGCGAAGCAGAAATTACCTCTTCTACATACGAACGCGCACAAAAGCGACTGCAAAAGAAAGTAGATAGCTGGTTTAAACGATGAAATTTGAATACGACATCAAATTCACCGACAACACCCCGCGGCTGCATGAAGCGCTGGACTCGTGGGCGGAGCGGGTGCTGACCATCTGGGGCATGAAGGTGCAGGACTACGCCCAGCTTCTTGTGCCCACAGGCACGGCAGAAAGCACGGGCATTGAGGGCTATGTGGGCGGTGCGCTCAAGCAAAGCCTGACCTTTGTCCTCGACCTCACAAAAAAGACCGTGACTATCGGGTCCAACTTATTGTATTCAATTTGGGTTGAGCTTGGCACGGGCATCTTTGCCGAGAAGGGCAACGGACGCAAAACGCCGTGGGTCTGGATGGATTTTAACGGAAAGTTTCACGCAACTCGAGGCATGGCACCCCGTCCGTTTCTCCGCCCGGCGGTGGAGAATCACATTGACGAACTGCGAGAGATCGCAGTGGAAGAAGGAAACAAGGAGGTATAAGGATGACAAAGCTTGAAAACTTGAGCGCACAGCTTGAAGTTGCTGTGAAAATGCAGGAAAACGCAGAAAGACTTTATCATAAGTCTGCCGAAAGAATTGAAGAAATCAAAAAGCAGATGCTTGAGGTGAAGGAAAAGAACAGGCCCAAGGCTGCAAAAGTCGAAGAGTTGCTTGCGGCTGGTGCTCAGGCACGCAAAGCGCTTCAGGAAATGTGTGATAACACATACGGCGAGGGCAAAGCCAAAATTTCTGTTTTGGTCTATGTTCCGGCCGAAGCACAGGACTATCCGACAGACACAGACTGTGAATTTTCGCTCTAAAATTAAATACTCAGCGGTTGGCGCACAGCGTCAGCCGCTTTTTTATGCCGCTTTAGCTCAGGCCGGCAGAGCGCCGGATTTGTAATCCGGGGGCCGTGGGTTCAAGCCCCACAAGCGGCACCACGCCGGCAGCACGTCCGGCAAATTAAACCTTATTGCCAAGCATGGCAGCCCGAGCAAGGGCGGAAAGGACTAACACGTGGCACTCAAAAGAGCTGACATCCGCACGATTCTGGAGAACCCCGAAACCTCCAACGATGACAAGGCCAAGGCCATTCTGGACGCCCTGCACAAGGAGACGGACGAACTCAAAGACCAGCTGGATGCAGAAAAAACAGCCCGCACACAGGCAGAGAAAGACCGGGACGCAGCCAACGGCGGCAAGCAGGCCGCTGAAAAGGCGCTGACCGACTACAAGGCCCAGCAGACCCAGAAGGACACCCACGCAGCCAAGGAAGCCAAGTTCCGGGAGCTGCTGAAGTCCGCCGGGGTGCTGGACAAGTATGCAGATCGGGTCGTGCGGCTGTCCGGCGAGGATATCGACAAGCTGGAGCTGGACGATAAGGGCGAGGTCAAGGACGCCAAGAAGCACACCGACAGCCTGAAAGCTGACTGGAGCGACTTCGTAGGCACTACGACCACCACCGGCGCAAAGGTGGACACCCCGCCTACCAACACCGGCTCCAAAATGACCAAAGACCAAATTTTTGCAATCAAGGATTCTACCGAACGGCAGGCCGCGATTGCAGCAAATATCGACCTGTTCAATGGGACAGGCGATGGAAAGGACTAACTTATGCCTGCAAAAACTAATACTGTGATGGCCGCTGACATTCAGACCACTGCACGCGAGATCGACTTCGTGACCCGCTTCGGCCGCAACTGGGAACATCTGCGCGACATTATGGGTGTCACCCGCAAGATTGAGATGCTTCCCAACACGGTGCTGAAGAGCAAGTATGCACAGGGCACCCTGCAGGACGGAAAGGTTGGCGAGGGTGAGGAAATCCCCTACAGCAAGTACACCGTCAAGACCAAGGACTATGAGAAGATCACCCTCGAAAAGTGGGCCAAGGGTACGACCGCTGAAGCCATCCTCGAAAACGGGTACGAGAACGCTGTTCAGATGACCGATGACGAAATGCTGAACGACCTGACCGCCGATGTGGCTGGTCGCTTCTACAAGTACCTCAATACTGGCACCTTAAAAGGCACCTCTAAGACCTTTCAGGAAGCAATGGCAATGGCAAAGGGCCGCGTCCTGAACAAGTTCAAGACTATGCACCGTACTGCTACCGATGTTGTGGCGTTCGTGAATGTCCTGGACGTGTATGAGTACCTGGGCACCAGCGCCGTTATCAACGAACAGAGCGAGTTCGGCTTTAACTACATCAAGAACTTCATGGGTTACAAAACCGTTTTCCTGCTGGCAGAAACCGAAATTGCACGCGGCAAGGTTATCGCCACCCCTGCGGACAACATCGTTCTGTACTACGTCAGCCCCACCAACTCCGACTGGGCTCGCGCCGGCTTCCGACTCACCACAGACAGCAAGACCGGCATTGTGGGCGTGAACACTCGCCCCGACTATGACACCTTTGTCACCGTTATCACCGCAATCATGGGAATGACGCTGTTTGCTGAATACATCGACGGCATCGCAGTTGAGACCATTACTCCGGCCGAATCGGTCTAACCTGCAAGGGGGTGACTTTGCATGACCGTCCCCGAGCTGTGCGTTTACACGCACAATTTTTTTGACCGGGCAGACGACCCTATTGCCGGGGAGTTTGCTTTTGAGCCGGATACCGTACCCGCCGGGGTAGTGCCAGGGCAGTATTTCCTCGTGTGCGGATCCATCTTCAATGACGGCGTGCACAAGGCCGGGGACGGCGATCTGACCGCCGAGACCTTCAACGGCACGGTGCAGCCCATGCGTGTGCCGCCTGACTTCGTGGCACTTGCTGAAAAAATCGACGCATACGACAAGGCGCTTCCGTCCGGCGGCGTGTATGTATCTCAGTCCTTTGCCGGGTGGTCTGGGACGATGGCTACAGGAGCGGACGGGCTGCCAGCAGACGGCAAGGCAAAGTTCCGGGCCGAGATCAACCAGTGGAGGAAGATGTGACATGGTCAATCCGTTCACTGCATCCACCGTGATGCAGAGCTTTACCCAAAAATACCGTTTTCAGACCCGCAGCTATGAGCCGGACGGCGTGGGGGGCTTTGTGTCCGGCTGGACGGACGGCCCGGAGTTCGAGGCCGTGGAGCGCCACGATACCACCGTGGAAGCACAGGTGGCAGAGCAGGCTGACACCGCCTCCACCTATACCCTTCTGGTCAACACCGGCGTTCCGCTGGCCTTCCCGGACTACATCCGACGGGTAAGCGATGGCCAGACTTTTCAAGTCACCAGCACAGCGGATGAAGGCAAAGCCCCGCCGGAATCCGGCATGGGACTTCGGGCCGTCAAGTGCAAAAAGGCGGTGCTGCCGTAATGGGACCGTCTGAGAGCATCAACCGGGCACTGAACACGTTTTTCAACGGCTTTGGCATCCCGGGCTATCTGGAAGATAACATCCCTCCTGCCGCTTCACTGCCCTATCTGACCTACAAGCCCACTATCCCCGGCGGGTGGAACGAAACGGCGCCCTTCCACGCCCGGCTGTGGTACCCAAGCAAGGGCGGCAGGGCCCCCATCCTGCAAACCGAAGATACGATCAGCGCAGCCCTCGCAAATGGCTTGACCATCCAATGCGAGGGCGGCGCTATTCTTTTGGACAAAGACGATAAAGATTGGGCACAGCCACTCAACAATACGCCTGAAGGGTATCTGTGCGAATACCTTATTTTTGAACTTACACGGCTTATACCGTGAGTAAAGGAGCAATATGGCAAGAAAATTTTCCAAAATTTCGCAGGAAGCGTTCAAGTCCATGCAGTTCAATGCCGGAATCGTGGTCAACAAGTTTGACCCGTCCGGCACGACCGAGATCCAGGATGCAGACATCATCACCGCTACCACCGGCGGCATCACTGCGACCTGCAAGGCGAACTTCACCGATCTGGGCGAGGACGTGGACAACGCCCAGAAGAACACCGCAGAGCTGATGCAGATCGAGGACTACGACTGCACGCTGGCCTTTACGGCCCTGAATGCCACAACGGACGTTATCAAGCTGGCACTGGGCGCTGCGGATGTGAGTGACAAGAAGGTCACCCCTCGCATGACGCTGGACCCGACGGAAAGCACCGGCGACTTTAAGGACATCTGGTGGGTCGGTGACACCATTGACGGTGGCTATGTGGCTGTACGTCTGATGAATGCACTCTCCACCGGCGGTTTGAACCTGAAGACGACCGACAAGGGCAAGGGCAACATTGCGGTCACTCTGACCGGCTGCCCCCGTCTGGGCAGCGACGTGGTGCCCATGGAGTGGTATTACAGCCCCAAGGTCGCAGCATAAGGAGGACGACGCATGAAATTTTTGACAGAGCTGCCCGATGAAGAGTTTCTCCGCCACTGCTGGCAGATCGCCGATGTGGCAGAGGAGGTCTTGGAAAAATCCAAGATCATGGAACTGCGCAAGGTTCTGCCGGTCCTGACCGGCGATGAAACGCCGGAGGAGCTGGAACAGAAGAAGAAGGAACAGGCAAAAAAGAACATTCAGGCTATGGCAAAAAGTTTGCTGTTCGACAATGCCGCTGCCACCGCAAAGCTGCTTCCGCTGCTCTATGAGCCGGACGTGGATGAAAACGGGGTGGTTGAAAACATTGGCCCGTTCAAGAAGATGCGCGCGGTGAAAGAGCTGCTGAACAACGATGATGTGATGGATTTTTTGCTCTGGTGTCTGCCGTTGGTGCTGGCGGGTACAGACGCCTGATTTCTTCCATCAGCCCGGACGCACTGCGGCTGTTTGGCAGGCCGTACATTTTGCAGCACTGCCTGAACACTTTGCGGCAAGAGCGCATCACACTCAGCTATCAGGCGTACATGACGGACGCTCTGGCACACCTTATAGGCGCAGAAGAGCGGTGGTACGACATGGTGGCCGGGCTTGTGGAAAACCGCCCACAGCCGCCGCAGCCGTCCGCTGATGAAGTGATAGCACGCATTAAAAATGGCTTGAACGGGGGTGATGGAACCTGAAACTTTTTGAATTGAGCGCCACCCTCGGGCTGGACGACAGTGCCTACCGGCAGGGAATCCAGAATGTGCAATCCGAGACGAAAAAGACCGTTTCTTCGCTGTCAGGAGAGTACAGCAAGGCCGCAAAGGCCGTAGTGGAGCTGACCAGACGCTACAACGAATCGGTGGGCAAGACCGGCAAAGCGTCCTCTGAGACCAAAAATCTCAAGACCATGCTGGCGCAGGCAGAAGCGCAGCTCAGGGCAACCACGACCGCGCTGAAAGCTGCAAACAACGGCATGGATGGCTTTGCCAGCTCCACGGATAAAGCGTCCGGCAAATCTCTGGCCGGTGCCATTGCGCAGGGCACGGTCATGGCGAACGTTTTCTCGGAGCTCGGATCCGCTGCTCTCCGTGCCGCAGAGGGGTTCATCTCTTCTGGCATCGAGTACAACGCCCAGATCGAGAGTTACACTGTTGGGCTTACCAATATGCTTGGCAGCGCAGAAGCTGCACAACAGGCAATTGACCAGATCCAGCAGGATGCAGCACGCACACCGTTCAGCGTGGAAGCTCTTACACAGGCAAATCAGCTGCTGATCGGCGCAGGTGAAAACGCCACCTACGCTGAAAAAACGATCATGGCGTTGGGCAATGCCGTATCGGCTACAGGCGGAAGCAATGCGGAGCTGTCCCGTATGGCAGCCAACTTACAGCAGATTGCCAATGTCGGCAAAGCCTCCGCAATCGACATCAAGCAGTTTGCTTATGCCGGCATTAACATTTACGGTCTGCTGGCCGACTACACAGGCAAGTCCACCGCCGAAGTGCAGAAAATGACTATCAGTTATGATCTGCTGACGCAGGCCCTGCAGGCAGCTTCCGAAGAAGGTGGACGCTATTACGGCAGCATGGACACCCAGAGCCAGACCATGAACGGTCGAGTGTCTACCCTGCAGGACAACGTCAAGCAGCTGGCAGGCCTTATGACAGGTGATTTGTCCAGCGGCGTCGGCGTGGTAATCTCCAATCTCAACGATCTTGTGGTCAAGGCACAAGAAGCTTACAAAACCGACGGCTGGATTGGTCTTGCAGGCGCAATTACCGGGTTGAGCGGCCCAATTTCGTCCGTCAAATCCTGGTTTGAGGGCTTTGCATCCAGTGCATCCACCTGGCTGGACAAGCTGAGCTATAAACTCAATCGCTTTCTGGGAAAAGCCGCCACAGCAGACTTCGATACTTACGAAGAGTACGCGGATGCAAATAACCGGCAGAGCAACCGTAACAGGTTGCGGCAAAACGCGCTAAAAGGTATCGGAATCAGTAACAAGAGCTGGTCTGAACGTCAGGCGGAGTTGGCGGCAGCCAATGGCAACGGGGGCAGCTCCGTGAGAGCGGGCGGCGGCAGCGGCTCTTCCGGCAGAAAAAAATCCGGCTCCAAGTCCACCACCGAAACGGTCATTTCGTCCATCTCCAGCACGGCTACCACCACCGCACAGAATGCGCTGGGCACCGTGACCACCAGCATCCAGACCCTTACCGAAAAGGTCAAGGACAGCTCCGGCAAGATCAAAGACCGCATCACCGAGACCACCACCACGACCGGAAAGGAGATGGTGAACGGTGTTGCCACGACCTTTAAACAGGTCGAGACCAAAGTCAACGGCACGGTCACAAAGGTCACAAAGACCTATGACGACATGTCAAAAACGCTGTTGGGCACCTTTACCAACGTCTCGGAAACCACCTTTAACGGCATCACCACAAAGGTGCAGCAGGCGGTGGAAAAGTACGCGGACGGCAGCGAGCATATCAAGAAGACCGTCACAGAGACCGGCCAGCGCATCGGCGAGAACGGTTCGGAGACCTACGAGAAGATCATCACCTACATCGACGGCATTCAAGACAAGGTGAACGAGACCTCTACTCTTATCGACAAGAGCGTAAAGGGCACCCAGAGCCGCATTGACCAGCAGCTGAGTGAGGCTTCCGGCCAGCTGGATAAGGGAATTTTCGGGCTGGTAAAGAACGCCTTTAGTGACGCCAAAAATGGCGACTGGGGCGGTCTCGCTCTGGATTTTGTCAATCTGATCTGGGGCGAAGTGTCGCAGGAGCAGCGTGACGTGATCTCTAAGTGGCTTGCGGACGCGCTGACCGCGGTCAATGAGGGCTACTTCAGCGGCGGCATCGGCAAGGCGCTGGGGTCTATCCAGAGCATTTTCACAAACGGCATTACTGCCGGAGTGGATGGCGCCACTACGTCTGTAAAGGTGTTCTCTGAGATCGTGCAGGGCCTTGCAGGCTCCGGCGGCGTGGGCGGAGCGCTAGGCAGCATCGTCCAGAGCTTTTCCGGCATGGCAGGCGGAATCACCTCTGCACTGGGCGGCATCGTGTCCTTTGTGGCAGCGAACCCCGTCCTTGCCCTGATCCTGGGCGTGGGTGCTGCGGGCGCAGTCGCTGGCGGCATCGGCCTTGCTATGTGGATGAACAAAAAGAACGACCAGCAGCCCGTCAGCCACTATCAGAGCCCCTTTGACAAGACCGGCGTGTACGACAGCCTGAGCGAGTTCTCCACCCGCTCTGCCATGCAGTACCGCGTTACCGGCCAGCAGTCCATTGTTGACCGGCAGACCAGCATTCTGGAACGCATTGAGGGGATGCTGGACGAGCATCTGCCAGACATCGGCAAGGGTCAGGTAGTTATGGATTCCGGAGAGCTTGTGGGTGTTTTGTCTCCGCGCATGGCAAATAATGTGGATCTGCACATCGGTGTTGCAGTGACCCGGAAAGCGAGGGGCGTATAATGGCAAAGCTGCAAGGCGCAAAAATCGGCGATTACCACACCCTCACAGACTGGGGGCTGTATCTCAAAGTCGGCAGCCCGAAGATCAGCGATGCAGAGGTAGACGAGTATCTGGTGAAGGTGCCCGGCTCTGATACGCTGCTCAACCTGACGGATGCACTGGATGGCCGCCCGCACTACAAAAAGCGTACCATCACCATGGAGCTGCTGTGCAGGGCACCAAAAAAGACCTGGCCGAATCTTTACAGTCAGATCGCAAACGCCATCCATGGCAAATGGCTACAGTGCAAATTCGACGATGACCCGTCTTTCTATTGGGAGGGGCTGTGGAGCGTGTCTATGACACGCAACAGGTTTTCCAGTGCATTCACCATCACGGGCACCTGCGACCCCTTCAAGCGCAGTGTATACGACGGCTCTGATGACTGGCTGTGGGATGACCTTGTATTTGATACAGCAATTATCCGCAATTATACGGATATCCAGCTCAAAGCCAAAGAGGACATCACCGTAACCGTCACCGGTGCACCAAGAGCGGCCGGCATCTACTTCAAGCGCAGCGAGGACGCCGCCGACATTGCGGTGTCTCTCAATGGCCTTGAGGTTGGCATCCTTGCAAAGTCTACAGAGTGGCAGTACATTGAGGGCTTGCATATGCCGGATGGCGTTGTAGGTACTCTCATCTTTGCGGCGTCTGCGGATTGCAGCATCAGCATCCGATATCTAGGGGGCAGCTTATGAGCTATAAAGTTTATGCAGGCGTCCAGACCGGCGTTGACGTGTGGGAGACAAAGACCTGCATTTACGACCCAACAGACTACACGGACACAAAAAAGCTCATCAGCCCGACCCTGACGCGCGAAATCGGCAAGGCTGGTAGCTTGGAATTCACCCTGCCGCTTGGCAATGTGGCTCACTCAGCTTTGCAAAAAATGCGCACGACCGTGTCCGTAGAACAAGACGGTGCGCGCATCTGGGAGGGCCGCCCCATGAGCCACGAGCAGGATTTTATGCTGCGTCAAAAAGTCTTTTGCGAGGGAGAGCTGGCCTACCTCAACGACAGCTCCGTTGCGCCATATACAGCCAAAGACGTGACAATCAAGCAATTTCTTTCGTTCCTGCTGGAAAATCATACCGGCATGGTGGACGCATACAAGGCGTTTACCTGTGGAAATGTTGGCTTTCCGAGCACAAGCGTGGTGGTTCCAGAACTGCATAACTGCGTGATGAAACTGGACCACATGGCAGGTACTCCGGACAGTGACGGCGATTATATGTATGAATATGGACTTTATACCTCATCCGGCGTTCAGCTTGTGAGCCAATATGAAGTTGGCTTCTCGGATGACGACACGGCCCCGAATCCATCTGCGTACAGATGGACGCTGAACGTAAAGTATGAAGCCTCTTCCATTGACGGACAGATTTGGCGCACTGGAGAAGGCCTTTTTTCCGTGAGCGTAAACGTGGCTTTATCCTTGGATGGGGACGGCAAGACGCACGAAGCCACGCAAAGAACGGTTACGCCGGATATCACATGCGCTACGCATTCAAAATCCTTTCCGCCTGAGACGGAATACAATCTCAAAGACACGGTCTCAAAAAAATGGAAAATTGAAAAGCAGGGAGACGGTTATGCCGTCCTGTTCAACGGTGCAGCCCTGCCGGATTCTTCCGTGGTCCGTTACGATTCTGCGCCACGGTACACCTTTGGCGACGGACAAAATTTTGGCGTTACATGGGATGTCATCCAAAATGAGCTTGTGGATGTGTACGGCGGGTATCTGATCGTCCGGCACGAAAACGGGGCCAGGTATCTGGACTACGTCCGGGAAGTGCAGGAGAAAAACGGGCAGCCCATCGCATTCGGCACAAACATGCTCGACCTGAACAGCTACGTCAAAGCAGAGGATATTGTCACCCGCGTCATTGCCGTCGGAAAAAAGAAATCCGGTTGGTTTTTGTGGAGGCATGAAAGCACGATCACCGCCACCGCAAACGACACTGCGGCCCAAAAGCTCTTTGGCATCATCACAAGGATCATCGTGATCGACGGCACCGCCAGCACGACACAGTCGCTTCTGGATGCCGCCAACGCGGAGCTGTCCAAAAACTTGCGTTATCTCGACGGAATCACGGTAAAGGCTGTGGACCTCAAGGATGCCGGTGTGGATATCGCCCGCCTTGGCTTTGGCAAGATGACACACATCTACTCCAACCCGCACGGGGTGAACACCTGGCTTTTGTGCTCTAAGATTGTGGAGCCTTTGGACGCGCCGGACAAAAAAGAATTCACGCTGGGCATTGATTTCTCCAGCGTCAGCGACTTGCAGGCCCTGAGCGCACGAAAAGCCAGTGACGCCTATGACCTGAGCCGCTCGCTGAAGGGCTATGCATCCGCAAAGGGGTGATAAATTGGATAAGACATTTGACGAAGCAATTTCCGAAGTCCGCAATGCGGAGCGCGGCGTGGAAGTACGGGAAGCCCTTGCACAGGGCTTTGAGTATGTGAAGCAGTATGGCGAGGCTGTTATCGCGCGGCAGGAAGAAGCCGTTCAGAGTGCGGAAACAGCCACAAACGCGGCTGCAACTGCCACAGCACAGGCAGCAGCAGCAGCCCAGACAGTCAAAGACGCCACTGCAAACGCCATAAGCGCAGCGCAAGAGCAGGCAGGTATTTCGACATCGAAAGCCGAGGAATCTGCTTCCAGTGCCGCAGGAGCAGCGGCCAGTCAAACTGCTGCCGCGTCTAGTGCATCTGCCGCAAAGGCCAGCGAGGAAGCAGCTGCAAAGAGTGCCGCAGACGCAAAGGCTATCGTGTCCGCTGACACGACCCTGACTGTATCGGGCGCACCGGCCGATGCAAAGGCGACCGGCGACGCCCTGGATCAGAGGTATACCAAGGACCAGGCCGACGCCAAGTTCGGCACGCCTTACAGCCTGCCGCCCGCTACGGCAGACCAGCTGGGCGGCGTGAAAGTGGGCGAAGCGCTGGACATCGCCCCGGACGGCACCCTCAGCGCCAAAACGCTCAATGACAAGATCGCTGCCGCCGTGGCGGTAAAGTCGGAGCCCCGGCTGGTGTGGAACCACTACGAAGAAACCGGAAAAAGGTGGAAGACCTACGATATCAAAATGCCAGACGGCCTGGACTACGTGCACGTCAAGACGAAATATAACAGCAGTACCAGCGGGTACGGCGAGGAAGTAGACATTGCAAAAGGCGGCACCGCCAATCATAACTACGGAAATGGCACTGGAATTTTCGCATCCAACACGACTTTCCGGACAGACGGGACCCTGCACTTTGCAACAGAAACGTCGACCGACTACACCGTAGAGATCTGGCTCACCGGCTACCACTACCCCACCTTGGCAGAGCTGGTGGCGGAGACCCAGGCCGCACAGGCAGACACGGATGCCCTGGCGGTAGATCAGGAGTACCGCGTCGCCATGCTGGAACTGGGGCTGACCGACGACACCACCACTGACACCACCACATAAGGAGGTAAACCTATGTTGTATCGTACCTGTAAACGCCTGATCGAGCGCGGCCAGACCGCTGGCCTTGCGGAAAAAATTGATGTTTTTTACGCCCTCGGCCGCATCACCGAAGCCGAGTACAAAGAGCTGACCGAGCTGCTGGCCCAGCAGGAGGCCGCCCATGGCACTTAATGCCTACTCTTGGACATTGGGGGTGATCGCAATAAACAACACATTTTTGACCGCACTTTTCAACTTTTTGAGCCGGTTCTTTGCCGCTTTGGCGGAAGAACAGGCAGAACAGGAGGGCACAATGGCATCTGTGACCGAGTGGACGGGAGCACCGCCCTATCGCTACATCGACGTAAGCCGGTATCAGGGCGGCATTACACCGGAGGGCTGGAAGAAGGTCAAGGCCGCTGGCTATCAGGGCGTCATGCTCAAGACCGTCAGCACAAACCGCAGACTCTCCAAGCGGGCGGACGGCCTGTACATCGACCCGACCTTTGAGGCAAATTACCGCAATGCAAAGGTGGCAGGTCTGGCGGTGGGTGTGTATTACTATACCTACGCCACCAGCAAGGCAATGGCCGATGCAGAGCTTTCCCTGCTGGCTGACGCCCTGCGTGGCAAGACGCTGGAAATGCCTGTGGCAGTGGACGTGGAGGACAACAAATTCAGGATTCTTGGCAAGCAGGCGTTGACCGACCTGACAGCCTACGCCCTGAAAAAGGTGGAAGACATGGGCTTTTATGCCCAGCTCTATACCTACACCAGCTTTGCTAAAACACGCCTGTATATGGGCGGTGCTGCCCTCAGCCCCTACGACGTCTGGCTGGCCGACTACACAGGAAAGACACCTGCCGTGACCTTTGCCTACAACACCCACCAGCACACCAGTAAGGGCAGCGTTCCTGGCATCTCCGGCCACGTTGACCTCAATGTAACCACACGCAACTACCCGAAGATCATCTGCAAGAAGGGCCTGACCCGTCTTCGGGAGGGCAAATGACCGAAAAAGAAGCTCTCCTGTGGGTGCTTGGCATCTTGGGCAGCCTGTGCGCTGCGGCCATCACCATCGACAAGGTGCTGGACATCATCCACAAGTACGTCAAAAAGGCGCAGGCCCCCGACGATGCGCAGAACAAGAGGCTTGACGAAATGGACAAGCGCTTGCAAACGCTAGAAACGGGCTATGCGCAACATTCTTTGGCGCTTGGGCGCGATTTGTCCCGCTTCGGGGAAATCGACGAAGTAAACCGCCTGACGCTTGAAGCCGTTCGTGCCCTGCTGGAAGCACAGCTGACCGGAAACAACGTGCCCGCTATGCAGGCCAGCAAGGAAAAAATTGATAATTACCTCATGGAAGGAGTAACAAAACATGGAAGCAATGCTTAACTTTATCCCCGCACCCATCGCCCTGGTACTGATGGCCCTTGGCTTTGTCTCTCTGGCCGTAGGTGCCATTCGCCTGGGCTATAAGCAGTACGTCAAGCAGTGGGCACTGGAGCTCGTGACCCTGGCAGAAAACAGCATCATGGGCAGCGGTCAGGGCGCCAAGAAAAAGGCCCAGGTCTTTGCGGCCCTCCGCTCCGCTCTGCCTGACTGGCTCAAGCCCATCATCACCGACGAGGTACTGGATGCCGTCATTGAAAAGGCTGTGTGGATGATGAAAAAGGCACTGACGGAGAAGATGCCCACCATCAACAAGGAGTAAAGCATGATCGAGCAAAGCGTATCTCTCGCATCCAATGGCGTCGTCAAAGTGCCGGGCTATGAGCAGCTGGTGCGCTTTGGCTACACCAAGAACCGGGGCGTGTACCGCCTTGCCATCAGTGCCACTGGCGAGTGGGAAGGGCTGGCTATCCGCTGCTTCTGGCACGTCCCGGATGGCAAAGACCCGGCATCCTCGCTGGTGGTGGACGGCTATGTGGCCGTGCCTGCCAGCGTGACCGCCAAAACCGGCTCCGGCTGTGTGACCTTCGAGGGCAGCGACGGCGCAAAGACCGTCACCAGCGCAGACCTGCGGTATCGTGTCAGCGCCAACAGCGGCACAGAGGACGGCACAGAGCCGGAGCCTGGCACCCCTGCATGGCAGCAGCTGGTGGGGGCCGTGCACACCGATGCCGCAGCCGCAGAGCAGGCCAAGACCGATGCACAGACGGCAGCCAGTGAAGCCGCCACCAGTGCGGGCAATGCAAATCGGAGTGCTGAGGAAGCCGCTGACAGCTTGCAGGAGCTGAAGGACGGCATTGCAAGCGGAAACTTCAAAGGCGAGAAAGGTGATAAGGGCGACACTGGCCCGGTCGGCCCACAGGGTGAGCAAGGCCCTCAAGGCCCCACAGGCGCTACGGGTGCCACTGGCCCACAGGGCGAGACTGGGCCGCAAGGCAAGCAGGGCCCACAGGGCATTCAGGGCGAGCGTGGCTCGCAGGGTGAGCAGGGCCCGAAAGGAGACACCGGCGACACTGGACCACAGGGGCCACAGGGCCCAGTCGGCCCGGCAGGTGCAGACGGCAAAGATGGCACACAAATCGACGATACCACCGTGGGCCCCGACGCATGGAGCAGCAAGCACATCATTGACACCCTCTGTCCGCCCATCTCTGAGACCGGGAACCCGGTACAGTGCTACCCGGTGGCGGGATATCCGCTTGACGTGAAAGCGACGTGGGAGCCGACGCAGGAAGGCAGCGGTGAACCTAGCCCGGAGAATGTGCGGCCCATCAAGGGCAGGGACCGCGTGACGGTCGAGCGGTGCGGGGAAAATGTTATTGAGTTTTCAAGCACAAATGATTCCTCTTCAGGCATTAAAATAGCAGTAGACGCAGAAAAAAATATTACGTTAAACGGAACACTTGTTGGAAAAGGCAATATCGATATTGGAATGTGTCGGCTGCATTGGGTTGCGGGAAAAACCTACACCATGTACGTCAAAAAGGTGGGCGGAAGTGCCTCTCTTGGAAGCGGTGACGGCATTACTTTTGCCTATTCGCTGTTCACAACGGATTATAATCATTACTTCCGTGGTGATACAAACAGCACAAACTTGGATGCATATATTGTACGAGACGTTGCGCTGGTAGAAACCGAGCTTATTTTTATGCTGCAATGCTGGCGAGATGGCACAGTATTCAACAACTTCAAATTCCAAATTGAAGTTGTCCCCGGCACCACCGCCCCGACCGCCTACACCCCCTACACCGGCCAAACCGCCGCCCTCACTCTGCCCCACACCATCTACGGCGGCACGGTGGACGCTGTGACGGGTGCGGGGCAGGAGACGTGGAAGCTGATTGACAGCTATGCCGGGGAAAACTTACCCGGAAAGTGGATAAGTGACCGGGATGTATATGCCAGCGGCACAACTCCGAAAACAGGCGCACAGGTAGCCTATAAATTGACTGAACCCATCTCTTTCACAACAACCGGTGCACAGCTCCCCGCTCTGAGCGGCGTGAACACAGACCTGACCGATGCAGATAGTGCGACCGTCACCGGCAGGGCTGACCCCATCAAACGCATTACGGACCTTGAGGACGCTGTGGCATCAATGACAACGAACTAAAGGAGGTACATACATATGGCGATCAAATCCAAGGCCAGACACGACCTGACCCTGCGCTCCATCAAGCGGGAAATCGCTGCAGGACGCGACGTGGCATACTGGCTGGACAAGGCGTACACCCATCTGGACAGCGGCCTGCTGACGGAGGACGACATCGCAGAGGTTGAGGCTCTGGCGCAGGCGTACTACGACGCGCTGGACGCTAAGGACAAGGCGAACGCTGAAGAAATTACACTGTAAGGAGGATATCATGGCAAGCGCTACATACGAGCATTTTGTTGACACCAACAAAATGTACGCCCCACAAGAGAAATTTCGGCACGCCACGAAAACGGTGACAAAATGTCACCATTTTGGTAACGTCCCCGTAATGGTTCGTAATGCCGGACAGCTGCCGCAGCCTTTTTGGCTCGGTGCTGCCTGTGGCGGCGGCTCGTGTAGTGCTGCCCGCTGCGCTGCAAGGACTTGACCGACAGCAGATGACCGCCGCCATTAAAAGCGCACCGCTTGGGAGGGTTGACCGTAAGATAGCCTTACTGCGGTACGTTGAGCGGCTCCCGCTGCCGGACATTGCAGCACAGACACATTACAGCCGGACGGCGGTAGGCTACCGGCTGAAAAGCATTGAAAAAATTCTGGATGTGTGATATAATATTTTCACGACCTAAGTGTATGTAGGACGCATATTTGAAGCTGATTCTACAAACGCGACAAAGCGGCAGGCTATTCCAGAGCTTGCCGCTTTTCTTTTTGCACGATTTGTGGTATAATAATACCAACGAAATCCATCAGGCCTCTCGAAGAAGCGCATTAGGGTGGATATTTGCAAGCCAGCCTCGTGCTTTATCGGGGAATGAAAAAAGCGGTTGCCAGATAGGCGCCGACCAGTCTCCCGCCTGCCTACTTGCAGTGCGTACCATGTGGGAGACGCGCAAACCCCCGGTGTTCCGTTTGAAGCATCGGGGGTTTCTTTATGCCAGTTCCAGTGCCTCCTTTATCGTCTTGCAGCAGCAAGACACGCTGTGCATGAATTGGCTCGCTTCTTCGTAGGTGACAAAGCGAACGGTGGCGTCTGCACCGAGTTCACCCTTTTCCCGTAGGGTCACAGAATATACTCTGCCTTCGGGGAAGCTGCTGTTGACCATCGGCTTCCTGTTTGGCATCATCGGAGACGGGATGGAGGTGAGCTCTCCGCTCAATACGGTGCAAAATTCGTCGTAATGGCTCATGCCATCTTCCGTGATGAGATAGGGTTTTTTAATTTTATCCATAATGTAAATCTTCCTTTCGGTTATATATAGCCCACGGATTTCATCCGGTTAAGGTTATAGCAGATTATAATTTTGAGCATCGGGGTTTGCTATTTTTTGTCTTTTTTGAGTTCTTCGATACGTCTTGCAAGCTCTTCTTCCCATCCCTCATGTTCTTTTAGAAATGGGGCGTATATCAGCTCTTCAGCTGCTTTGCGGGCCGCAACGGCTTCCTCGATTGTATCATAGGTTCCAAGGTATGTCTTGTGTCCTTTAAAGCAAATTACAGCGCGGTAACGATTTTTGTCTTTGAAAACGCCATTTTGCCCTGTGGTCGAGTTTTGATTAACCTTCCCGCTAAGACGCGACTTTACAGATACAAGGCTCGATCCGTCCGCATCCGCTTCGCGATGAATTGCATCAGAGAAGAGCTTAACGTTATTGGTACACTTCTTACACTTTGAAATTTTTTTCACTTGAAACAGACGCATATCAGACTTTCTGCCACAAACAGGGCACAATGCAGTACAAAAGAGGTCATTCCCTTTGACAGACGGATTTTTATAAACGTCAATAATTTTCCATCCATTGATAACCTGGCCGATGTACTGCTCCTTTCTTTTTTTCAAAAATTCCTGACTGCGCTGCCCTGCCATGCGGCGATTTGCACAAGCCTGACAGCTTGTGCTTTTTCCGTTTTTAATGGACTGCCTATATACATCTCTCACGGTGCCGCATTCGCAGCGGCATTTTACATAGCCGCTCTTTTCGGATGCACCTATCACGATCCAGCTCCCAAAAGTATGACCCGTCAAGTCTTTTGCTGCCATACCGGAATCCTCCTCAAATCAGCCCATAGTGCTCGGCCAGCAGGAAGCGGAGATACACAGGGCACTTACGCTCACCCAGGCACCATCCCTGCATGGTACGGTACGGAATGCATGCACCTTTTGCAAATGCGGTCTGTGACAGACCGGTACGGTCTACCAACTCCCGCATGGACAGGTGCGCCAGCTCCCAGATGGTGCACAGCCTTTTTTTCTCAGCGTCCAGATCAACGCAACCAGAGGCATCGTCCTCCACGCTGAGGGTGACGCTGTTCAAAAAGATTTCTTTAACGGCCTTTGGGTCAGATGCCATGACGAAAAGTTCAGCTGCATTATACATTGAAATTCTCCTTTTTTGATTGATAAATTCCCAGGGTGGTGTTCGCGCATCACTCGGGGATTTTTTATTTACTGCTCGTTCTCTTCAAACATTTTGAAATATTTCTCGTACTCTTCCCACTCTTCGGGGTCTGCCGGGTCATCACAATCCGGGCTGCAATACTCTGCAATCCACTCTTCCTTGTCGGTGCTTCTCCAACCGCCATCGAACATTGCAGCTGCACTGCTGTAATAATCTTTCATTTTAGTTGCCTCCAGTTGATTGTGTGTGGTGTCTTTCACTGTCTTTATTATACGCTCATTGTGCGTAAAAGTCAAGCCTATTTGTAAAATTTTGTGCTCAATGAACGTATTTTTTTCTTTGGCAAATGTGCGTTTTTTGTCCTTCGTTGTACCTTCGTTGTCTCTCCCAGCGGTTTAAAAAAGTACACTGGGCACAAAGGGAGGGGGTGCCATGTGTGGCACAGGTTTAACCCGAACCCGCGTGGGAGCAGCGTCGGGGACTGCGTAGTGCGGGCGGTAGCTGCAGCCACCGGTCAGAGCTGGGAGCGGGCGTATATTGCGCTGGCGCTCACCGGCTACGTCCTCGGCGATATGCCCAGCGCAAACCGCACATGGGGCGCATACCTCCAAAAACAGGGTTACAAGCGCCGCATGGTGGAAGCGGATTGCGCCACCTGTTACACCGTGGCAGATTTTGCCCGGGAGTACCCGCGCGGCGTGTATGTACTGGGCTGCTCCGGGCACGTCCTAACCGTGATCGACGGTGCGTGGTGGGACAGCTGGGACAGCGGCGCAGAATGCCCGATTTACTACTGGTATAAGGAGGAGTAAACAATGCCTTACAATCCGTATTCGTATCAGATGCCGACATACTACGGCCAGCCAATGCCGGACAACCTCGCTCAACTCAGGCAGGGAACAGGCTATCAGTCACCCATGATGCAGCAGCCGACAGCCCAGACAGCACAGGCTACGCCCTCCATCATCTGGGTGCAGGGAGAAGAGGGCGCAAAAGCCTATATGGTCGCCGCAGGCAACAGCGTGTTGCTGATGGACAGCGAAAACAGCGCTTTTTACATCAAGAGCACCGACGCCAGCGGGATGCCGCTGCCTCTCCGCGTCTTTGACTACAAGGAACGCGCCACGGCGACAAAAATGCCCCCTCAGACGGCGCAGCAGCCCGGCGGGGAGTTTGTCACCCGAGCAGAGTTTGACGCTCTGGCAGCCCGCTGTGCGGCGCTCGAGAAGCAAGAGCCTGCAAAACCTGAAACGGAGGTCAAATAAGTATGGCAAACCCTCTTTTTAACGCACTGGGCGGCGGTATGCCCGCCATGCCAAACCCTATGGGTCAGTTCGGGCAGATGATGCAGCAGTTCCAGCAGTTCCGTGCAAACTTTCAAGGCGACCCGAAAGCAGAGGTGCAGAAGCTCTTGCAATCAGGAAAAATGTCACAAAACCAGCTGAACCAATTGCAGGCGATGGCGCAGCAGTTTCAGCAGTTCCTCCATTAAGTCGTAACCGTGGCCACGGTTCAAGCATAAAAATCATTCAAAACACACGAAAGGAGTACAAAAATGTCTCTTTCTTCCGATTCTGCGGTTCTGACCATGCCTGTTCAGCCCGCAAACGCCAACGGCGGCAACGGCTTTGGCTTTGGCAATGATGGCGCATGGTGGATCATCATCCTGTTCCTGTTCGCCTTCTGCGGCGGCTGGGGCGGCAACTGGGGCGGCAATGGCAACACCGGTGCCAGTGTCGTTGACGGCTACGTTCTGACCTCCGATTTTGCCAACATCGAGCGCAAGATGGATGGTATCAACAACGGCATGTGTGATGGCTTCTACCAGCAGGCGCAGCTTGTCAACGGCGTGCAGCAGACCGTGAGCAACGGCTTTATGTCCGCAGAGATCAGCCGCGCAAACCAGCAGGCGGCGTTCATGCAGCAGCTGTTTGCCATGCAGATGCAGCAGCAGGAGTGCTGCTGCGAGAACCGCTCTGCCATTCAGGGCGTCAACTACAATTTGGCCACCCAGTCCTGCGAGACCCGGAACACGGTGCAGAACACCACCCGGGACATCATCGACAACCAGAACCAGAACGCCCGCGCCATCCTTGACGCCCTGACCGCACAGCGCATCGAGGCAAAGGACGCAAAGATCGCTGAGCAGGGTCAGCAGCTGTTCGCAGCACAGCTTGCGGCATCTCAGGCAGCCCAGAACGAAACGCTCAAGGCCTACATGAGCGGTCAGCTGGCCTACTACAATCCGCGCCCCGTGCCCGCATTCCCGGTTCCTGCACCTTACCAGTACGGTAACTGCGGCACCGGTTGCGGCTGCGGCAGCTGCGCATAACCGAATCACGGCAACTGACTGCAAATTGTATGTAGTCTGTTCAGCCCCTGAGCTGATTTTGCAAACCAGAGCGCCGGGGCAAAAGTCCCGGCGTTTTTCTATGAAAGGAGCCGATAAAATGGCCGAATTTTCTAATTCTAACATCGTCATCGTGGCGTCGGGTGAAAATCTTCCCCTGACAGAGACCGCGGTGAAAGCGCCTGCCTGCATCATGCACCGTGAGGGCAGCGGCCTTGTGACCATGCGGGGTCTGACCAATCAGTGCAAAGCACGCTTCAAGGTAAGTTTTGGCGGCAATATCGCCATTCCCACCGGCGGCACAGTTGGGCCCGTTTCCGTGGCGTTGGCTGTCGGCGGTGAGCCGCTGACCAGTGCGACTGCCATTGTCACCCCGGCGGCAGTCGAAAATTATTTCAATGTTTTCGTGTCCGCGTTCATCGAAGTGCCGCGCGGCTGCTGCGTGACCGTGGCGCTCAAAAATACCAGTACGCAGGCAGTCAGCATTGCAAACAGCAGTCTGATCGTTGAGCGGGTAGCATAAGAAAGGAGATAAAGTCATGCTGGATAAACTGAATCATCTGAAAGACGAAATGTGCGACGAGCTCATGGAACTGACCGACAAAAAGAACCGCTCCCCGGGTGATGTTGAGATGATCGGCGAGATCGTGGACATCATTCTGGACATTCACCGCATCGAGGACTACTGCGAGGGCGGCGAGTACAGCCGTGCGGGCGAGTGGGAAGCTGACATGCGCGGGACTTTCGGCCGCGATGCCGGAAACGGTTACACCCGGGGCAACAGCTATGCCAACCGAGGCCGTCACTATGTGCGCGGGCACTACTCCCGCACGGATGGCCGTGAGCGCATGATCTCTGACATCGAGGACATGATGCAGGAAGCCACCGGCGCAGAGCGTGACGCCTACAAGCGTGCAGCTGACATCTTGCGCAACGCATAAGGGAGGAGGGCGGCAGGCATGGACATTGACGAGATCAATGAGCACATCCGAAAGCTCAAGTGCGAGGAAACCAGCTGGCAGAGCGTCAACAAGCTTGCCGCCCTCTGCACCGTGCGGGACGAACTGGAAGAAGCGCACGCACCTGAAACGCAGACCCAGGCATTGCCGCCCGCGACTTATGCGGCGGCGTACTCCACGGCAGCGGAACCGCTAAGCGACTTTGTGGCGGCTGCCAGCTCTGTTCCTTTTGGCGGTCTGATGCAGGTACTTGACGAGCACATGAAGGCAATAAAGCTGGTGTACCCGAAAGAGTATGAGCTCGTAATGCGGAAGATAAGCGACTTGTAAAAAGGCATAGAATGTGCTATTTTTACATAAGCTTCGGCGTTTGGACACGGGATGCATAGTCCAACAGAAAGCTAACAAATTAATAATTATTCACGTTAAAACGCTAAATAAATTTGATTTGTAATCAGTGGGTTGCAGGTTCAACTCCTGTCACCAGCTCCAAAAAATAAACGTACGAACGATAAAAATGAATCGTCCGTGCGTTTTTCTTTTTACTTGAAATGCCTTGAAATCTCCTGAATGAACGTGATAATCTAACAAACAATCCAACAAATCAGTACTTCATCTTTTGCATTTCCTGCAACAAATAGGCTGGATCGTTGTGTGACACGTACTTGTTTGCCGTGGTGGAGAAATTTTTGTGCCCGAGGATGGCCTGCACGGCGGTCTTTTCCAGACCACACTCCACCATCTTGCTGCTGGCCGTATGGCGCAGGGTGTGTGGATGCACGCCTTCTATATGGCATTCCTGCATCAATGCCCGGAACTTTGTAGCCACGTTGCGCTTGTCCAGCTTTGTACCGGTTTTGGATGGAATCAGCCATTCACAGCCGCTGTCAAGCATCCAAAAGGCAATAATCTTGTAAATGGGCTCAAGGATGGGGATGATGCGGTTCTTGCCTGCTTCTGTCTTTTCGCCGCCCTGCATGTACCGCTCTTTCAGATGCACATCCTCGCAGCGCATGGAAAGCAGCTCATCGATGCGCATACCGGTGTAGAGTAGCACCATTGCGATTTGCGCCGTCTGCCCAAATTTCGGGTCATTCTGTCGGATGCTGATCTGCTCGATCTCTTGGGCAGTCAGGGTGCGTTCTTCCTTGCCTGTAGCCGCTGGGAGCTGCAAGAGCATAGCATAGTTTTTGTTTATGATGTCCTGCGCCATTGCCCACTCGCAGATCTGGCTAAAAAGCGTGCGCTGCTTTTCGCAGGAGCTGCGGGAGAGCCCCTTTTCCACCATTGCGTCAATGATCTGTTGATAATCTGCCGCTTTCAGCTCTCGCAGCTGCTTGTCGTAAAGGGGGGCGGCTTTTGCATAGGCCAGCTCGTACCCCTTTTGCATGTCCGTGCTGAGCTTGTCAAATTTGGGCTGCGCTTTCCATTGGGCATAGGCATCCGCAAAGGTGCATTTCAGACGCGCTGCGGGGGTGTTCTGGGCGTTGTAAGCGTCCAGTGCTTGTACGGCTTCGCCTGCTGTTTCAAACGTCCCCAGAACGTCCCTTTGGGCTGTAAGAGCCACATACGGTCTTGCCCGCGCTCCACTCAGTTTATACACGCTGCCGCTGCCCTTGGGACGGCGGCGCTTTTTTCTTTGCTGCGGGGCGGCTTCCGGCTGCTTCTTCCCGCACCACGGGCAAAAAGAAGCACCATCCGGGATCTCCTTCCGGCAGCATGGTCTCACGCATTTCATGGCTTACCCCTTTTTCTGCCCGATATATCCGAATGCACCATTTTCGGCAGCGGCCCTTCCGGCCCTGTAGTTGATCTTCAGGTCGTCAATGGGAGGATGCGGAGCGTCTGGGCATGGGTCAAGGCCCGCGATCTGCGCATAGGTATACTGGTCTATGATGGTTCCGCACACGCTGACCCTGTTGTTCAGGGGACAGTGGAGGTTTGCCGCCATCTCCGATATGACAGCAGGCGGACTGCTGCCGTGCAGACCCTTCAGAATAAAAAGCAGCAGCCTTTTCGTCAGCGACGGCAGATTTACCACGAGACGGCGCAACTCTGCGTTTAGCTCATCGTCGGCCTTGCCGTTATCCGGCACTTTGTACAGATCCGGGTGGAGCATCTCCATGAAAATCGCGATGGGTGACACCCCGCACGCCGTGCACCAGTCCATGATCTCGTCACTGTCCGGGCTGGTGCATCCTTTTTCCCAACTCTGCACGGTGCGCTCTCCTTTTTCGATGCGCCTTGCGATCTCCGCTTGGCTCAGGCCAGCAGACACCCGTGCTTTTGCAAGTGCTTTCCCGATTTGGCTCGCCGTAAAATAACTCATACTTTCACCCCCATAAAACCAGTGTGTTTTTAACAAAAAATGGCGCAGAAAAAGTCTGCGCCATTCGACAAATTTTATCCGTATTTTGTTTTCCAACGGCGCATGGTAAAATCTGGATTATAAATCGTAGATGTGCACAAAAGAAAGGAGAAAACAAAATGGATTTTGAGCAAAGAAACGGCAAAGAAGCTGAAATGACCATCATCGACGGAATGCCCGCCAGCATCCTGACCGGAACCGACCACACCCCTGCACCCTGGGAGGAATGAGTTATGAAAAAGCTGTCACACTTTCGCACACATGCCCGTTCCCTGCTGGCCTGCTATTTGGATATGACCCCGGAGCAGCAGCGCCTTGCTCGCGCTTACATTCAAGATAGGGCCCTGCCGGAGGTGCAAGCCCTTCGTAACGCCGCCGGTGAGCCAGGCGGGGCTGTAGCCGCTGACCTGTTGCAAAATTTGCAACAGCCTTGCAACCGCGAATAAGCTGAAATGTCAGCGCAAATCCACAATATGGTTGTGAACAAGTTTACAGGCCAAGCAGCTGAGATTTCTTTGTGTTGTACTCCGCTTCCGTAATGGCCCCCATATCCAGTAGCCGCTTAAACTTCAAAAGCTCATCAGCGGCGCTGGGGGCAGCCGGAGCGCTGCCCCGAGGATGTTCTGGAGAGCCTTTGCAACTCTTGAGAAACGCGGTCATTCCGCCTGGATAAACCGTTGTCGGCAGACTGGTTTCTCCAAGAGGGAGCGTAAAACGGATGGAAACGTTTTCTTTGCTGCGGCTGCCTTTGCGGGTCTCTGTTTTGGCGGTAGCAGCGCCCACGATCGCACCCACAGGACCGGCAACGGCTGCACCGATCACGGCCCGGCCAATGCCGCCTTTAGTTTCTGTCACCGTCAGATCGTCTGGCGCGTCCGATTCGTAACCGGCGACTTCATCAAAGCTGTAGATCATGCGAGGGCCTTTATCACCGCCGCGATGCCCAAAGCAAAACAGTCGGTTTGACTTGTCGATGGACACAAAAAGCGCATCTCCATCATAGATGGAATCGGTCTCCTTGAACGCCTTGCGGCGGCCTTCCAACGTAGCCCAGTAATCAGCAAGGGCGGCTGTCGGTTGCTTTGCTGCTCGGATGCCCAATTTTGAAAAGAAAAAGTTGCTGCAGCTGGCGCAAATCAAGCCGTCAGCGCTTTTCTCACGGTTCAGAAGGCCCAGCTTGCCGCCGCAGACAGGACAGGCATTTGCCATAATAAGCACCTCACATAAACAAAAATAGGCAGCCAACTAGCTGCCGAAAAGCTAAATTATCAAGGAAAATGCCAAAGGAGGAAAATAAAGTGCAAGAAAATAGCACAAAATTGATGAAAGAAACCACAGAATGTGTTATACTTGAGAAAATCAAGATTGCACTTTCCCTTGGTATCGACGTGGATAAACTCTTAAAGGAGGCAACGCAAAATGTCGAATAATGTGCTTCTTTTCATCATCGCCGTGTTTGTTATCGCAATGTTTGCGATTCTCGCTTACGAGTTCCTTCATCTCAATGACTTTGCGATTTTTCAGCCTAAGCCCAAACAGGATCCAGATCAAAAGTGCGTCGGCATCCCTTTAGAGTACCTTAAAACAGAAGTTACTTATAAAGGCGTTACCCTTGCAGACCTTATGGAGCTGTGCCCTGATACGCATTTCCATATCAAAGACGGTCTTGGCGGATACCTTTCCATTACACTAGGCAGCAAAGAAGCAAGAGCACCGCGCAAATACAGATCTGTATACGTTACCAGCCTCGACCCTTGCTCCTATGAGCTGGAAGTTTCAGACTCTTCGCTCCTTTGAGTCACCAAAAGCGTCAATAACGTACTCACAACAGCAGAGATCACCGCAATGGCAGCGCTTTGAAAGAACTGCCTGCGGCTGATTCTCTGCTTTCTTTGTTGGTCAACAAAATAAGTTTTTCCTTTATCCGTCAGCCTAACAACAGCGGGATTGTTTTCTCCTATGCGAACGCTTGGTTCAATACCTTCTACTTTTACATATCCATCAGCACGAAGAATCGACAAAACCGAGTCAACATTTTCTTCTCCTACGACCCGATTTAAGTACGCCTTTCCTAAATAACCATTACGATTTTTACTTTCATAATAATCATAAATGGCTTTGATGGCCTTTTCTTCCTGTTTTAGATTAGCCATTCCCGTCACCATCCGGCATATTCAAAACGGCATCAATCGTAGTGTTCAGCATATCCCAAAACGCCGCCTGCTGCTCAGGCGAAAGCTTTTTCATCTTATCAAGAGTAGCCTTCGCCTGAGCATCCAGCCCACTCCCTTCACCGGGGGCGGGCTTTTCTTTTTGCGCTGGCTCTTGGCCCTTTAGCTCCTCGACCGTGACGCCTAGCGCATTGGCTACTGGCACTAGCATTTCATCCGGGAAGTCACGTCCGCTTACTATCATTTGCGAAATATAGCCGCGGCTCTTTCCAATCTCTCGGCATACAAAAGAAACATTGATCCCTTTTTCAGTAGCGATTTTTTTAGCTCTCTCCACATTTCGCATAGAAAAGACCTCGCTATTCTGTGAAAATAGCCAAATGTTCACTAAATTGCAGATTGGCTATTGCAAAATAGCCACTTGGCTAGTATAATACTAAGCACAGGGCAAACAAAACCAAGGCCCCTGACAATATTATATCGGGCAGACGCTAGATTTTATTCACTTTGTACCTTGCAACTACATAGTAGCATATTTTCTAGTGATTTTCAAGCCCGGAAAGGAGAATTGCTAGTGAATGTATCAAAAATTGACCAGTTTTGCAAGTTGCACGGGCTGAGCCGCACCGATCTGGAGGCGGCGGCAGGCCTGAGCAACGGCGCAATCGGGAAGTGGGAGCGCTCGATTTACGGGCCAAGCATTTCGCAGCTGCTCAAGGTTGCGAAGTATTTCCGGGTGCCGGTCACGGCGCTGCTGGCAGATGATGAAGGAGGTAAGACCGCATGAACAATCTTATCCCCATTAGCTACGATAACCCGGAGCGCCCCACGGTGAGCGGCCGGGAGCTGCACGACTTCTTAGAAGTCACGACCCGGTACAACGATTGGTTTAACCGTATGACCGAGTATGGTTTCACTGAGGGCGAGGACTATTACTCATTTTTGAGTAATAGGTCTGACGGTCTGGCAGGCAAACCCCGCACCGACCACCAGCTCACCATCCCGATGGCCAAAGAGCTGTGCATGATCCAGCGCAACGAGCGTGGCAAGCAGGCCCGGCAGTATTTCTTGGCCGTGGAGGCGCAGTGGAACAGCCCGGAAGCGGTGATGCGCCGGGCGGTGCTGATCGCTCAGAAGCAGAACGACCAGCTCAAGGCTGCCAACCGCCAGCTTCTGGCAGAGAACAGCGACCTGAAGCCGGATGCAGAGTATGCCAGGGCGGTGTGCGTGGGCAAGAACTGCCGCACCACTACCAGCCTTGCCAAGGATTACGGCCTGAGCGCCGAGAAACTCAACAGCATCCTTCACGGCCTGAAGATCCAGTACAAGACCAGCGACGGGCAGTGGGTGTTATACGCAAAGTATAGCGGAAAAGGCTACACCAAAAACCGCAAATCCACGCCGTTCCAGCACAAGAGCACCGGCGAGTGGGACACCAAGAACACCACCGTATGGACGGAAGCGGGCCAGCGCTTCATTTATGAGCAGCTCAAGGCCATTGGCCTGACGCCCAGCATCGACCACAAAGAGAACTTGGAACAGACCACGTTTGAAAGGGGTGCGTAACATGACGCTGAACCGTCTCGTGTGCGCCTGCCACAACGTGTTTACGGACGAAACGAAAATCAAGGTCGTGGACAACCACGGTAAGGGGCTGTATTTCGGGCTCTGGAACGATGGATTTATCAAGGATTTTGGCAGCCTGACCGTTTTGGATTTCGAGATCGACGAGATCAAGAAAAACGGCGTCGCAAAGACGCTGACTGCATGGACGATAAAGGAGGAGCAAGCATGAAAAAAGTTATTGTTGGCGTAGCGTCCGTATTTGCAAGCGCTTTGCTGATGGCCGGATGCAATAAGCAGGTTATTGACCTGACCTATGAATACAGCTGGGCACAGCTGAAAATGCCCGACGGAACGATTGTCGAGGGCAATGTCGAAAGCTGGTGCGACTATGAAGGCGACCAGCTTCAGGTTGTGATTGACGGTGTGACCTATCTGGTTCATTCGTCCAATGTTGTGCTGCGACATTGATAGAAAGGAGGACACCACCCATGAGTGAAAAGATCATTGCATACAAGGCCATGGACAAAAATATGCAGTGCCGTGGCAAGCAGTATGAGGTGGGCAAGACCTACCATGAGGACAAGGCCGACTGCTGCCACGCTGGTATGCACGCTTGCGAGAACCCGCTGGATGTGCTGCACTACTACCCGTTGAAGGATAGCCCGCGCTTTTTTGAAGTCGAGTGCGGCGGGAACGTGGATAAAAGCGGAGAGGGCAGTAAGCTGGCCTGCACTGAGCTGACGGTGAAAGGCGAGGTGAATTTTGCAGGGCTGGTAAAAGCTACGGTGAATGCCGTTTTTAATCGGGTGAAGGGCAAAGAACCTTTTTCCAGCGGCTATTCCAGCACGGCGGGTTCCAGCGGACGTTCCAGCACGGCGGGTTCCAGCGGCGATTTCAGCAC